TTTAGTTGGCGAATGCGACGCCGCCGAGACCAGATTGAATGCGAAGGATATTGTAGTTGACGGCGAACATCTGTTGGTTCACAGAGGGTATACCCGTCTTCAGGTTCACGGCAATTTGGGCCATATCGATACGGCTGAAATTACACGTGCCGCTCGGCTGAAGATCCTCAGGTTTGAGGGCGAACGAGTACACGTAGATGCCCGGATACGGGATACCCGAATGATACTGGTACGGCTGGTACTGGTTAAAGTACTTCCCGTACTGAGGCACGAACCGGTCCGTACCGTTCAGAATGATCTTCGCCTGATGCATGGGCCCAACCTCCTGTCCGTATACGGCGTTACTTGAAGCAATGGGGATGCCCGACTCGACCCAGAAGACGTTGCCCGATATAACGTTCGATTGAACCGAAATGGTGTTTCCGGTCGTCACGTTACTGGCCGCATTCACGTACAGAGGCGTGACAAAAGGCGCCGGAACGTACAGAGCTGGAGACCCCACGTGGGCTGGAGAGAATGGAGCTTGCGACCCAGCGAGCTTCGAAGGGTCCACAGTTACGTTCACGTTCGACACGTTGGATGAGAAATTCCACATGGAATTGGGGTTTGTGGAAAAGGCGGGAACTTGGTAACACCAGACGAGTTCCTTGACTGGGTGATTGTACTGCATACGGATCACGCTTGGTGTGTTCTCGCTGGTCGAGCCGACTGGGTCGGCATTCACATGCTGGACCTGCTCGATCAGGTACTCTGAGGGTTTCTTGGCAAAGGAATCGCGCTCATTTGTGTCGAGATACACGTAGTTTGCCCATACGGCGAAAGGATTGTTTCCGAAATAGCTTGCGTACTGGGGGCTGATGGTAAAGTCAATGCGGACCTCGTGATATTGAAGAGCCACAAGGGGCAGAAACAGACCGGGGTTGCGATTGAACCAAAAGATGAGGGGCAGATACACGTAGCTCTGAGACGAGATGGTCTGTCCTGCAACAATGTTTACATTTGGGCACGAAGTCAGCTTGCCGTAGTTTTGTTTCTTGGTGTCGTTCAGGAACACCTCGGCGTACAGGCGGAACCACATCTGGTAGTGCTTATCGATAGACTGGCCTCCAATAAAGACTTCAACCGAGCTGAACGCACGCTCGGCGACCCACGCCATATCACCAAGACTGTTATTCGTCGTTAGGTTGGATGTGCTTGTAGGAGTTGGCTGAAGGACGACAAACATGTCACCGACCAAGTCTCCTGAGCGAGACAGTGTCACAGAGGTCAGACCGCCGGGGTTCAGGGCACCCGCCACTGTCTGCTGCACGGTTTCCATGGCAAAATTGGTGTGACGCTTGTAGGCCGTCTGGAAAAAGGTCACTTTGGGTTCACCCGTCAGGTATACGTCCTGTGCGCCATAGGCGACGAGTTGCATAAGAGCGCCCCCAGGCATTTACTATCAACTGCGAAAATATTCAAGACCTTTTTCCTACAAGAATAATACAAAATGTCTCGTCCACGTGCACCCCCACCAAAGATTGTTCAGCAGGAAGAGCCCGAGGAGGAGGAGGACGATGAGGAGTTCGAGGAGGACGAGGAGTTTGGTGACGGCATGGATATGTTCGAGGCGCTCGGGAGTCTGCTCGCCACCGAGGACGGTGAGACCATTGCCACGACGCTCGTGGGCCTGAAAGACGCGACTGAGAAGATTGCACTGAATATGGAGATGCAGAACAAGATTCTCGTCAAGATTGCGGCCGCTCTGAACAAGATGGTTCCCGTGCCTCCTGCGGTGGTCGACAGCGCTTAAAAGGACTTGTGGAACACAAGTCCGCCGCCAAAGGCTTGTGGCCAGTTAAAAAAGTCTCGCACTATTTCATCAATGTCTAAGGCGTCCACACAGAAGAAGGCGACTCCAGTTCCAGATGGAAGTGTCTACCAAAAGGAAATCAACTCGTGGACCGCTGATGATTTGAACAACAAGCTGAACGATTGTGAGCGAAATTTGTTCCTAAATTTGCAAAATACAGACAGACGCCAAGAGATTTACACCAAGTTGGCGGACAAATGGCTTCCGGCGAGTCCCCGACGGGACGAGTTCGGCCTCCCTATCGATATTGACAAGGAGGATTTCGAACGTATGCTCGTGAACAAGAACCGTACAGTCACTATTTGTGGCTACATGCTTGCCCGTGCCGAGCTTCTGGAAATTTCCAAGTCCGAGACGGAGGATATTAACGGGGACAAGATGAGTTTTGAGCGCCGTATCAAGCGGTTCCGTGAGTGTTACAAGAAGATTACGGCCAAGTTTATTGAGAATGACACCGAGTACAAGATGTTTAATCAACCTTTGGTCGAGAATCCAGACGTGGACTTTGATATTGGGGAGTCGACCAGTCCGTACCAGACCCTTCTCATTTACCTGCTGAGACAGGCCTACAAGAATGGGTACCGGCGGTACCGTGATCAGTGTTGTAAGGAGATTCGCAATACTCGCGCGTGGAAGCCCATCAAGGAGATTAAGGACTTTGTATATGACGAGACCCAGAAAGAGGACAATGCGGAAATGTGGATGAATCTGACGAATCGGGGCGGCATGGCGAACGATGTTATTCGCCACCTGACCAACTGTAAGGACATCCAGTTTTCTGAGATTAAGAAGGATCGGCACGTCTGGTCCTTTGAGAATGGTCTGCTTGATGCTCGACCAATCGATGAGAACAGGAACCCCGAGACGGGCGCCCGACAGTGTACATTTTACGAATACACATCGAAAGAGTTTCACGAGCTGGACCCAGAGCTCGTCTCGTGCAAGTATTTTGATTTGCCATTTGACCCACACCATGAGGTGGATGACTGGTATCATATCGCGACACCCAACTTCCAAAAGGTTCTGGATTATCAGCGGTTTGATGAGTCTGTGTGTCGGTGGATCTATGTCTTCATGGGTCGTCTGTGTTTTGACGTCAACGAGCTGGACGGGTGGCAAATCATCCCTTTCCTCAAGGGTATTGCACAGTCAGGGAAGTCGACGCTGATTACCAAGGTGGCCCGCAAGTTTTACGAGTGTGAGGACGTGGCGACCCTGTCAAACAATATCGAGAAGAAGTTTGGACTTCAAAGTATTTACAAGGGATTCATGTTTATCAGTCCCGAGATTAAGGGTGACTTGCAGCTTGAGCAGGCCGAGTTTCAGTCGCTCGTATCTGGTGAGGACGTGAGCGTGGCCCGAAAGTGCGAGACGGCTGTGAGCGTACAGTGGAAGACCCCAGGCATCTTGGGTGGGAATGAGGTGCCCAACTGGAAGGACAACTCGGGATCTATCCTGCGTCGTTTGGCGACGGTGAACTTTGGCCGCCAGATTGCACCGGACGTGGCCGACCCACACTTGGACGATAAGCTCGAGCTCGAGATGCCTGCGATCCTGTGCAAGTGTCTGCGGGCCTACCTAGACTATGCGCACAAGTATGCGGACAAGGATATCTGGAACGTGCTTCCGGCCTATTTCAAGCAAGTCCAGAACCAGATTGCAACCGTCACAAACTCGCTCCAGCACTTGTTGTGTTCCGAAAAGGTTCGGTTCGGCAAGGACCTGTGCGTTCCCCAGCGCCTGTTTGTGGAGAAGTTCAATCAGCACTGCAAGGAGAATATGCTCGGAACATTCAAGTTCAACCAAGACTTTTACGCAGGTCCTTTCAGTTCACGCGAAATCGAGGTCCGAACCGAGTCGCGAATTTGGAATGGAAATTCGTACTCGGCTCAGCCATTCATTTTTGGGCTCGACTTTGTTGATGAAAATTAAAATGTAATTAAATACCAGTTATGAATCAGGGGGCGGCCGCCAGAAAGATCCAAGAGGTGTTCCGGCGGAAGCTTATTTTTACAAATAATCAAGGGGCCTACAAAGCATCCAAGGCTGTTATTACGGCCCAGATCGTCTCCTTCAAGTTGCCGACCAACTGGCGCGCCGTGTTCGAGTCCGAGCCCAAGGGATTCTCTGAGATTACGGGATACAAGGCTGCTGGGAAGGCTCCCGTCATACGGTGGACCCAAGGTCGGTGGGTCGGTGACGAGTCGGGCGTGACGAAACTCGTCGCCAAGTACCACGCAGTCACCATCGTTTTGAGCGACTCGGGGTTTGACGTGCTCGGTGCGGGCAATTACGAGCAGGCTCTTTTGGCCATTGTCAAGAGCGGGTGGGCCCCGAAACTCCTTCTGAAGGCGTCACCAACATACAAGAAGATTGATGGGATGTTCAACGTCAATAAACGCTTTGATCTCGACGGACTTGCGACCGAGCTTCGGAAACTCCCCGAGTCCATGCG